ACTCTTTGATATTGCATTGTTCAAATTCATTTGAGTATTCCACCGATGGAGTAAACGGAAGTGAACCATTGACAACCTTTGTCAACCCAGTCCACGATATAACGCTTTTTGCCTATCAGCTTCAAATCTGTCCTCTATCATAACCACTCGTAAACCCTTGTCAACTACGTTCACGATATGACAAAATAAAAGCTCCGCAAATTCTCCACGGTAGAAATACGCTGCAAAAATATGTGGAAAATCGGGAACTGCCAAAAAGCACTCAGAAAGTGTTAAAAATCAAAGAATATTGAAAATCAAGGATTTATGGTTAGTTAGTCATAGTAAGTTATGGTTAGTTATAAGGCTCTAAATACATCAAAAGGAAATTTGTTCTATCAACCCTTTTTTCTAATCGGGAATAATCATTGAAAACAATGGTGTCACCGGAAGAAGATGCAAAATATGTCGGTGAAAATGTGGGAAAGTCCCAATCCGGTATATCAAAATTAGAGATATCTACCTTATCAACATCAGGAAAGACTTGCGCACCTTTAGGAATATCAACTAAAGTTGGAGTATCAGGAGTAATCCATGCTTTTCCAGAATACATGATAACTTCATGTTTACCGGCATCACCAACTAAAGCGGCACCGCCGGGATGCCTATCATTACCTTGAGTACCGTCTGCATAGGAAGGAATAGGAGTTGCAAGAATAGTTGCAACCTGAATTGCTCCCATGGCACCAATAACAATAGATAAAGGAATATTCGGTAAAGCTTCAGTTATTGCCAGTGCAGTGGCTATTCCAGCTTGAGCGACACTAGTCGCCTTTTCCCAAATGGCTTGTTTACGTGCCATTTCTTGTTTTTGTTTTTCAAGTTCAGCATTCTTAGCTTCAGTTCTTTCCTTGGCCGCACGCTTACGAGCTTCTGCTTCTTCTTCGGAGATTGCTCCCGAATCAGCTAGATTCTGTATTCGTTCTACATCCTTATCATATTTCTCATCATTAGCTTCCTGCTCTTCTTCTATTTTCTGAATCTGACCATCATAAATAGTAGAGACTAGATCACCAATAGCACCCACTGCTTGAGATGCAGTTTGAAGCCATTTTTTCAGATTCCTCTGACGTTCTTTCTGTGCTTTCTCATCCGCTTTAGTAACTTTATTGATAGCATCTATTTCCGCTTCTGCTTCTTGCTGGGAAAGGTCCGCTTTCAATTTCTGTAACTGCTCTGCAATCTTTGCCCTATCCTCTGCGCTCAAATTTTCGTTTCGAAGCTCCAACTCCAACGCATCAATTGCAGCTTCGGTTGTTTTACGTACATAATCTAATTTTAACTGATACTCAAGTTCTGCATACTCTTGCTGGGTTATTTCCTTAGAAGCTAACTGTTTTTTAAGAGCAAGCGTATCCATAACATATGCAGCATCCCGGATTTCCTGCTCATGCGCTGCATTCTCTGCTATTAATTGCACCTGATCGGATGCATGTCTTTCGTAAAGTTCTTGTTTCTTTTTTGCATATTTGTCGTCAATGAGAAAAACATCTTCACCTGTTTTCTCTGCTGCATCAATTTCTGCTTCACGTTGCAACTCCAACTGGTGCAATTTCAAATCAAGTTCTTCCTGGGACCCCTTTTTTACAACAGCAAGAGCGTTCTCAACATCTTTCTTTTCACGGTCAGAATTATACTTAATAGAGAATTCATCTAATTTATCCTGCATTTCTTTCGCCAAATTCTGACGAGTAGCAATTTCCTCTTTGCTATTACCCTTGACGGCAGCAATCTTCTTTGAGTAAGCAACACCAATTTTAGCAAGTTCTTTCTCCAGTCCCTCATCCATAAGAGCTAGTTCTGATTCCTGATAAGTTTCATGAATTTTCAGCTTCTCTTTGAGAGCTTTTTCCTGTTCACGTTTTTCTTTATCAGTAAGGACTGTTATACCTGAACCATTTTTGTCGTTACCCTTTGGACGGAACTTTTCTGCAATCACATCAAGTCCACGATTAAACTCATCGCTAGATGCTATTTTAAATAAGTTTTTAGAAAATTCCAACTGAGCCTTATCCGCTTTTTCTGCTTCCGATGTGTAATAGCCAAACATTTTAGCAGCACCATTCTTTATCCAAGACATATCTTCAAACTCTGATGTTGCATATTGAGCACGAGTTTTCATCCGTTTTAAAGCTTCTCTCTCTTGGGCCGTTACTTCAATACGTTTATTTTTCATTTGAATAACAGCTTTTGTGTATGCTTGTTCCTCTGTATCACCAGCATCAATAAGCCTCTTATATTCTGCCTGAAAATCTTTTTCTACTTCCAATAACTTTTTGTTCGCATCTTTTTTTGCAAGTGTTCTAAAATTATAATCTATCTTTTCTATTTTTTCTTCAGGAGATTTCAAATCATTGGCGATACCTCTTATTTTATCAGCCATCCAATTAAGAAACTCCTTAGCAGGTCCCGTTGACTCGGAGAAAGAAAGCATAAACGCTTCCCATGCTGAAGATAAGTTAGCAAGAGCTCCATGAACATTATCTCCCATCGTGTGAGCCATATCGCCCAATTCACGTTCTACACCAGTAATCTGTTCTCTAAGTGGTAATATTTTATCAACAGCGGTGAGAAAGGCATTAAAAGCGGCAACACTACGCTTATCAGTTAATTCAAGAGTAGTATTCAAGTCTACCCCTTTTTCTTTTAGCGATTTCAATCCTTCAACTAACTCAGGCAATGTTTTAACGGGCTTACCTAACGCCTTTGCCAGCTTTCCATTACTATCAGCTAAATTTAGAAAGACATTACGGGTAGCAGTAGCAGCCATTGAAGCATCAAAGCCGGCATCCGATAATTTACCCAACAAAGCCAAAGTATCTTCAATACTGAAATTAAAGGCTTTTGCAACCGGTCCAACAATTGGTAATGCAGTAGCGAGATATGAAAACGACAATGCGCTTTTGGTTGTTGCGACAGCCATCGCAGACACATATCTTTCAGTTTCTCTTGTATCAGCATTAAACATACGAAGAGAAGCACCTGCCAATGAAGCCGCATCTGCTAATTCTGCCCCGGTAGCTTGTGCAAATTTTAGAACGTGCTCTGTTGCATCTAATATTTCTTTTCGAGTAAAACCTAGTTTAGCAAGTTCTATTTGCAAATCCGTAGCTTCGGATGCAGTGTATTTCGTTGTAGCACCCAAACGTTGAGCATCCGCAGTTAACTCCTTCACTTTATCAGAAGTGGTTCCTAATATTGCAGCAAGCCTACTATTAGCTAATTCAAATTTAACAATATCACCTACTCCTTCACGCAGTTTTGTAAATAAAGCAACAACTCCACTAACAACAGCTTGTGCACCAATATATCCAGCAGCCCACCCTTTCAATCCTGCACCAACTTTGTTTAGCCCAGGAGCCATCTCCGTTTTAAGCATCATTCCAGCATTCCGGGCAATAATTCCCATGTTCTGCATGGACTTATTACCGTTCTGTATTTCAATCCATGCCGCCTTTACTTCTTCCCGATATGCCCCAATGGTCATTTTCTGTTGACTATATCGATCGGAATTTCGCTTTATGTAATCAGTGTTGATTCCAATAGTAGAATTAAGACGGGCAAGTGTACGAATATAGTTTTCATCCGTATCTTTCAAAACATCAACAGCCTTTTGTAGCTGCTTATTCATTTCCTTTGCTTGTGAACGGCTATGTACTTCCTGATTAGTCAAGGTAATAGCAGTTCTGATAAGTTTTAAACGTTCTTCTTCAGATAAAACAGCTTTCTTACGAGTAGTATTACCGGCATTCTGCGCTTTTGTCAAGTTAGCTTCCGCTTTAACAGCCTTTTCCAAGGACGCAGCATTATCCGAGTTTGCCTTGGTTAGTTTCTTCAATTCAGCAGCAGATAATTTCTCTACATTTAGCTTTTCCTCTATCTTCTTACTGACAGTTTGAGTTATTTCAGACTGTTTTCTAAGAGCCTCGGTTAATTCAGCAGATGCAGAGCCAGCCGTTTTTGCTTGGGTATTATAAAGATTACTCAACTTTTCAAGATCAGCAACGCCTTCTACATTTAGTTTCAAACCTTTTGCTAATTCTTTGGCCGCATTAACATAATCAGCCCTCACACGCTCAATAGTATTATCAAGCTCCACCAATTTCTGCAAATCGTTCTCATCAACGAAATCTTTTAATTTTAAATCTGCCATAATTACAGGTAATGTCTATATTCAACAATCTTTCCTTTTATCTCAACTCCTAGTTTATCAAAAGCATAGGTACCATCTTCTTTCTGATAAACGACATACATGCAACCATCCAAGACAGCTGCTTTCTTTGCAAGATCACTGATACGTTCCAGTTCACTCTGCATCTTTTTTATTTCGCAACTACAAGCCATTTTCTACCGATATCCACATTCTGAAAAGAAACGTTCCATCCAGGGACGGAGATACATAATATTAAAGTACTCTTTAGCTGTATCACCAATGCCTAAAATCTGCTCACCGTATTTCTTCTCAATAGAACTACCGTCCGTAAATCCTTTCGTTGAGAATCGAAGCCCGGAATCAATTCTATCGGCAGTTATGCTATCATAGAAAGTACCAGTAATAAAGAGGTTAGGTACCTCAACCGGACGCGGTGGCAAATAAAGCATCTCACTTCTAAGAGGTGGAGTTATCCTCTCCTTCCATCGTTTATATTGTTCCGCACGGTTCTGCCAGGGACCGGGCTCGTTAAAATAGGTGTCAGTATCATAATCAGGATTCAATAGATGTTCAGTACCGTCCAGACCGGAATATAATTGCTCCTGAATGCAATCAACGAGCACATTCTTATGTTCTTCCATACACCTAATACATTCCTCTTCAAACCCGGATGCAATGGAATGAATAACTCTATGTAATTCATCAAAATCTGCCATACAGTAAAAATATAACGGGCCGGGCTGTAATCACACCCCAGCCCGTCGGTTACTTAGTTATCGCATCGTACACTTCCGAGAGCTTCTTCTTACGGTCAGCTTCCTTCAGTTCCTGCCACACGACTTTAATGTGCGCATTAATAAACTCTTCCTTCGTCATGCCCTTCACAGCAACCTCGACGAACGTAACATTATCTACCTTCATGACACCTGCTCGATACCTCTGATTCCTTTTTCATACAATACAGAAGGAGCTTTCAACGAAGGAACCGCCCCGGCTTTAGGAACAATGGTAATGATACCATCCGAATATGTAGCAGAAGTTACGTTATTCATAACTTCAGCAGCACCATCAGCAATAAGACTGCCAAATTCTTCTGTACGGTCATAACCACCAACAACTTCAACTATTTTGTAAGTATTTTCGGCCTCCAACTTTTGAAACACAACATCAACCAAGCCTTTAACGAAATTCTTGGGATTGAAGTCTAACTGCACGTAGTCAAAGTGCAATTGGCTGTCTTCCACATCTTCATGTGAAAAACTAACAGTCATCGCAGACTTAGCACTACTGGTCGGGTACTGTGTCACGGTCGGGTAAACAGTAGACATCGGAATACCGGCAAGGATATCAGTGTCATCATTATAACCGATCAACATATTATCCTGATTCCAAAAGTAAACGTCCCATCCTTTATTGGCACATTTCAGAAGCTGGGCATTCAAAACCTCATCAAATTTCTTCAAAGTGAAGGTGTCTGTTTGAGCGCTAAGCCCGTTGTATTCACTTGCACCGTACCCTACAGGATTAACTTGAGGCTCTCCACCATTCTTGGCATACTCCAGGAATGGCAAAATAGGGTAAATACGCCCGGGACGGTCTGCATGGCACAATTCGAGCAACTTCTCACCTGTTATATCAGCAGGGAGTTTGACACCATGTTCTGTCAAGATAGCACCTTTGACTTTTTTCCAGTCAATGCTACAGGCAGAACTACCAGTGTTCATCCGGGAACCCTTACACGTTCTAATCTTTCTCATTTTCTTCTACAATTAAGATTATTAATTTTTATTTCCATCGAGCGTATATTTATGGCATCAATCGGCTCGCTCACAGCCTCACCGGAATCTGTATAGGCTCCGTATCTGCCATATGAATAGTTTTCTGAATAACTATGTTTCACTTTTTCGTCATAGTCGCAGTCGAACCGAGAATCTTCATATAATACTTCCAATAAACGTTTATAGATTGGCCGAAGGATATTTTTAAAAGATGTGGTTCTGCGCATCTCATTGCTCCACTCTTTACAAGAAGAACATGCTATAATTAACGAAACCTTTGCTTTTGAAAAATAATCCGCATCACCTCTATCCTCACTAATTGGAGTGAATAGTGCAACCAATGGAAACTTCCTTTCAGACTGGGCAGAAGACTTACTGTATTCATCTAAAATATCTTTGATATATTGACTGCTACCAAAGATGTAATTCAATCTTGGTGACTTTACAATTTTTGCCCCACCTTTCCCATTAGGGTAGAGGATTTCAAGTCCTTCAGGAAGTTTTCTAACTACTTCTTCAAACAGTTCTGTTATATCCAATTCCATCATAAATTGAAAGCATTAATGGGAGTTAATAGGTTCTTTTGAATCTTCAAACCGGTGAAAGGACAATCATCGGACATCGCCCATTCTACAAAGAGTCGGTTCTTCTTCACCATGCTGTTCCAGACACTAACCTGTCTCTTAATCGGAGATATATACTCGTTAGCACATTTCAATCTTACAAGACCAGTGATAGTAGCCTGTGTATTCATATCACGTAAAATGTGAAAGAACACATAATCGGCGAACGGTTCACTTAGCTTTTCACATAAAAGTGCATATCCGGATTGAGGTTCATCTTTTTCCAAGATATCAACCTCATCTGAAGAATCCTCTTTTTCCTGTTCTACGATCTCCAAATAATCAGTAATAGCTTGTGAAAGACTAAAACCGACAGCAGTATGAAGAAATTCGGTCTGAAATGCCTTGATATACCCGTTTATCACCTCATTTACTGCAAGAGACTGGGGCGAAGGCATTTCAGCGACCGAAGCATTCTCAATATGCCTGGGACCTGACGTAAAATATGAAACATCAATCAACATGGCAATAGTTATTTAGAAGCCTTACCCTTTCCGGTTTTCTTTTCATCTTCCACGGAAACGGTTTTATCATCAACAACAGTTACTTCCTTAGCATCTCCAGCAGGCAATTCTTTTGAATCGGCAGCCGGAAGATTCTTGTTATCAGAAGGAATCAGGGCTTCAAGTTCTGCAATACGAGCTTTCATTGTATCACGTTCATCTGTCAGTTCAACAATAGCTTTATCTTTCTCCGTAATGGATTCAGTAAGTTCACCGATTTTCGCATCTTTCTCTGTGAGCATACATTCCAATGTCTTTCGAGCATCTTCTTCTGTAACAAGACCACACTCGGAAATAGGGGTGAATGAAACCACCCCTCTACCAATCCGAATGCGTTGCTCTTTAAGCACATTGGCTACATCCTTATCATTACCTCTAAGTATGTAATCCATAATCCTACGCTTTAGTTATTGCAGTCTTCAATGCGGCCAAATCCCCATAAGCGAAAGCCCACGGCATATAAATCGGGAAGATAACTTCTTCTTGTGCCATCAACACAACCTCATTGCAAAGCTTGGTCTCCACATCTTCAGCCCATTCAAGTGTCAAAGTGGTATAATCAACCAAATTTGCGGCTTGGTTAAAGTCACCTAAAAGATACTTACCTGGAAGAATACCACCATACTCGATAATCGGACGACCGGCAATATATTTCACCCCATCAACCATTTTAACGATACCAAGATTACGTCCTGTCGTATCTTTTTCTGATTCCATACCGTTAACAGTCATTGGATTAAGAATAATAGCATTCGGAAAATACTGGGCATATGTCATTGCGGCGAAAGCTGTTTTCACTACATCTTCAGAGTTGGGTTCCTCAATGTTCTTAAAGCCGGCTTCATGAACACTGAATGTCATTTTATCCGTAGCCGTTTCAGCACCGGAGAACGCGACACCAGAAATAAGGATACGACCATCTTCCATTTTCACAAGAGCGTGTGTTTTGTTCAGTTCTGTAAGAACAGCGGCACCAGCGAACGTGATACTCATTCCATCAAGAATCAAATCCTGTGGTTCTGCAAACTCTACAATCACATCCTTATCACCGTTATATCCGGTAATAGCTTTTACAGCACCGGCGGCACCTGTAACAATGGCTGTACTGATAATCTTCTCTACAGAAGTCACCCCAGTATTATTAATAATACCAAGCAAATTCTCACCATTACCGTCACCAAACAAGATGTTCCAGTCTTCTGCCATCCAAACAGCTTCAGGAAGCATGTTCAAGATGTAGGAACGAATGTACACTCTTGATTTCAACATACGTTTTGAGATACGGATATGAGTACCAAGGCGCTTAGTTCCTGTCTGTATCTCTTTTACCTTGATGCTTGATTCAGGCAAACGCCCATTCTCTGTTACAAAACGGGCATTGCGGTTGAAAGCATATACTTGTGCATAGGCAAGTTGAGGGTATGCAGGATCAGCAGTCAACGTCGTTAATACATCACGCATATGCAACTTTTTGTTGGCAACCTGAGTCACAACACGTTTCTGTTGTTGAGTAATCAACAAATCACCGGTGTAATTGTCAGTCATGGAAACGACATCTTTCAAGGAGAAGCCGTCAAATTCTCCTGATTTGCGTGTTTTTCCTTCTGCGAAATCTCTGAATTTTTCAGAATCAAGCATCTCGTTCAACTTCTCATCGAACTTGTTGATAGTATCCATAGAAAGACCTTTCTGCTTCATTTTCTCGATACTTTCACCTAGAGTTTTAACTTGTTCTACAAGTTGCTCGTTGTCCTTTACCAATTGCTGGAACTTTTCTCCATCATAGGCTTTCAATAGATTATTGATGTCACCAAACTGTTTCGTTACCTCCTCCGGTGAGGCAAATCCTTCAAGTGACTTGTTAACTACTTCACACATCATGCCGACAATGTTTTCCATGAAAGTTTTCTGTTCTGCCGGCAGACCGTCTGTTTTCAGATTAAAATCTGATACTGTAAATTTTTTAGGCATAAAATTTAAATTTTAAGTTATTTATTCTCGAAACAGCTATTCAAACTCTTGAAATCGAGTAAAGTGCCATTATCAGCGGCTTTAATCGTTACTTCATCGTTCCCATTTTCCCCGTCATTCTTTTCTTGAGTGTCAACAGACGGCTCATTTTTTCCGGTGGTATTTTCAGAAGTGTTTTGCAGAATAGCATTCGAACGATATACTTTTCCCCAACAGTGGGGACATCTTACATAATTCATAAGGTCTTGTAGACCCTTTTGAGTAAATTCTTTCTTTTCTGATTTGACAGAATCAATAAGAGAAATTACTTGGGTTCTAATCTCTGGAGTGAGCTTCTCCATTTCTTCCCTTACAATGTCCTGTGTTATCCATCTCTGATAATCAGCAGCATAATCTAATACCTGTTGGGCAAAGGTATGCTCCGTTTCTGCATCATAATCAAATTGATAACCACAATGAGGACATGAGACAACGGCACCACCGTTGAGGCTCTTCAGTAATAAACTTAATTCCATATCGTATCCTTTTAAACGTTCATCACTATATCCATGCTGCAAGAACGCTTTCCGGACGAAATCAACAGCCTCCTTTACCTGGTCAGCAGTAGCAGACTTGATATTCACAAGGAACGTCTGGGGATTACTCCCCCAACTTGTCAATGTTGAATATTCCATCATACGCCATTCAAGCACCTTACAAGGATCGATAGAATCCCTTTTGATAGCTTTTACTCCGATAGAGTGTTCTAGGGTTCTTCCATTCTCTGCAAACAGCTTATAATCAGCCAACGTATCACGTCCAATCTGTTTTTCAAGATTTAACTGACCGACCATAACCAAATTACCTTCTGTTTCCTTACCACTCAACGGAACACCTAACAACTGGTCTGTACGATGATTCAGGAACCAACGCATCCGACCAATATTTTCTTTCAATGTCTTATTGAATGAGCCGGGCATAGATATGTCATTTTGTGAGTCCTTCACACCGATACCGTTCACCGCAACGGTAACGATACCCTTCTCATCAACATCATTTGCCTTTGTCTTGTACTGAAGGCTTTTGATTTTCTCTTCCATCTTTTTCATCTCCACTTTTAGTGTTAAAAACTCGATTTACTTTATCCAGTTCCTCATCTGACATATCAAATTTCAATTTGTCAAACAAGGGATTTTCTATCATACTTTCGCCTATTTGGGCACGCCAGTCATTGAGTGTTATAAGCCCACATGAGAATTGTTCACGACAACGTTTATTTATATTTGTCTTTACGTCCTCGGATTCTTTCAATCCTTCCTGCAAACAATCAACATCAGAGAAATCACAATCCAAATAATATCCCCCTCCTTCAAGACCAAGGAAAGCTGTAAAATCCTTGCAGAATTGTTTGGCCATAGGAATAACAGTTGAACAATATACGCTCTTTTCAGCAGTAGCCTGATTGCTAAATGTGGACTGGTCTTTTCGCGGAACAAGAACGGCAGGGATGCCGTATGCCCCTGCAATATTTATTGCATCAGCCAAAGTCTCTTCAAACGGCTGTAACTCTGCAATAGAAAGATTAGTACGAACAAAGTCAATGTCTGCATCTGAAATACCATAAGGTACCTGGCCCTTCCTTACACCATACTTCTCAAAATTTTGCTTCAAAAGCTGTTCCTTTTCATCGTCAGTCAACGCTATTGAACCGGTAGCATCAGTTTTCTTACTTACAATAAAGCCCAATCCACCCCGCTTTACATAAATCACATTTCTAGCTTCATATACAGCTATTAGATTTGACATTGGCTTATTTTGGGAAGCAAGACGACTTTTGGACTTCAAGAACATAGCCCCTGAATAGAACTCTGCACTTCCGTCTCTATCATGCCATATTTGGTATGGAGGAATTTCCAAACTACCATTCCAACCATACTCCAAACGATAGCTACGAATAATATCTTCTGTTTGGGCAATGCCAAACAATGGTATATTCCCGTAAACAGGTTCTACAATAGTCTTATCAGAAGGTAGCACCCAATAATTATCGCAATATCTCCATTTTTCAGCTGTAGAAAAGACATCAGGCATAGCGGCACGAATAAAGCTATTCCCTGTACACAATTTATAAATATGGTGCTGATAAATCAATTCTTTCCAACGCATCAAACAATTAGGACGACTAAGTATGCCATTCATTCGTTTATTCGCCCATACTATACTGTCATCCTTAGTTTTCTTCAATTGAAAATTAGCACCTGCAATTCGCGATGCAATATAATCGATCGGGAAAAAGACTTCAGGTATCGTACTGAATAGCGTTAGATAGTTACTGCCCGCTACAATAGGACTAGTAAGGTCCTCAATGTATGCAACTGACCATTTTTCAGCCTTGCCACTTTGAGTATCTATATCCTTATTTTCAGATGAAGTAACTATTTCAACTTCACCTTTAGTCTTAGATTTCTTTCCAAATAGATTATCAAAAAAAATATTCATTGGGTTCCTTTTTGAGCAAAACTAAGTAAAAAGGAAAACCGTTTTCCAAAACACTAAAATCTTGAAATTACGAAAACATAATACCAACAATATAACATCCTTATTTTCAATCACATGTAACGTAATTCAATTCAAACCTAATTTTACAACGAACTGTACTAGCCCACTCAAAACAGCACTGGCCTCTTTTGTTTCACTATCTTTATTATAGTCCATCAGGTTATTCATGAAGGCAACATATTCCGTATCAGATTCTACTTTTGATGCAGAAAAAAGAATACTATTTTTCACATAATCAGATGTTGCAGCAATACGCTTATCTACATCCGGAAACTCTTTCATTACACGAATCTCCTTGTTTGTACTAGAACGGAGTTCCCGAATAAAAGGGAAATAAGCATCCGTACATTCAATTACACATGAATCAGATTCATGGGACAAAATAGAAGAACGTATATCTTCTGTTGAAGTAGTATCCATAAATACGACATCAACAACATGCCATTTATTTCCACATCTAAACGCTTGTATAAGAACAAATTTCCCATTAACATTCGGCATCACATATAGAATCTTCTTAGTGTATTTACATTCGGTATCTGGATTGAAGAAATTAATAGTGCCATTACAAGCATACAAGTTTCTTTTTCGCCGGTTACTAAACTCTATATACTGCTCACTACACAAATCCACAACGACATATCGGAACGTATCAGACAGGTGCCCGTGCTCCTCATAAGTCTGCAAGGTAGTTTTATTCTTGACCTTAGTTTTAAGAATGGCACCGTTAGCATCTTTCTGTACGCTCATGTAGTCCTCAATAGATACCGAACATGATTCGTCAATGTATATCTCTATACCGGGAACAGTACAATCAAAGATAGCATTGATAAACTCACCGGTCATGGCAACACTCGGATTCTTGTTGCCTACCTTATCTTCAATCTCGAATCCTTCTTTCTGCAATGTATCTATGAATAAGTCCATCCAGGAACGCTTCTCATCGTCAATGCTGTTTGCCGCTTTCGTTGATGCATCACCATGTACATATAACCTATCAGAATATTGGATAGATTTCAGATACTTTGCAACAAGTTTGGAAGCTTTCTTTACTGTATTGTTGGGGCTTTCAGCACACGTTTCATGGAATTGCCAAACCTTGGTACCAGTTGTGAAATCGACCTGCCAATATGATACGCTGATATACGGAAGCACGTTGTTATCGACAGAGATATGAATAGGTAAGTCCGGAACATACTTATGCTCACCGGAATGTTTGCCACGATTGAAGGAACCGAAGAACTCACTACCGGTACGAATGACACCCCATTCTCCCAATGCGTACACATTGTAATAGTCCGGATCGTGAACTCTATCATACTCAAAGTCGGCAACACATTGCTCATCATAGAAACCATACGTACCGTCAGGACTACCAACAACCCAAAAATTATTCAAATAGGTAGATTGGATAATAACTGTATTAGGGGCCTGTTCCTCGATTTGCTTAGTACGAAGATTAAGTATTTGCCTGGGTGCGTTCTTTCTTACGGATTTGACCTTGGTAAGTTCTTCCGGCAACTCTTTGCCGGCAATGGTAACAGTCATCGGTACATCATGCCATTTATCTTTATCAATAAACTCTTTCTTTATCCAATGGCTTTCACTGATCGGGTTAAAGGTACAAATAATCTGCTGCCCTTTCTTACCACGCAAACGCTTACGTAGCTGCTTGAAATCCGGATGCTCGAACTCTGACCATTCCTCTAACTGAACTCGCTTATAGTTAGAGATACCTTTTATCTTCTCCGGATCGTCAAGACCGGAGAAATCTATCTTCGCACCATTTACCAGACATTTAATAGTATTCTGTTGAAATTTGAACAAATGGGAGATGCCAAGACCGATCGCAGCGACCTTATAATCTTCATAAATGGTTTTGAGAATAGAAGCTCCTACCTTACGCATGACAAGAGTGTTCTCACCATCCTGTAATGTCTGTATCAGTATTGTTTGTGCCACACTATACGACTTACCGGAAGATGAACCTCCATAGAGAATGATAAAACGGATAGTCTCATCATTCAAGTACTTCAATAGATAGAATCCGTTAGGATTTAGCTTCTTATAATTTATAACCATATTGTTCTAAAAGTAAGGTTTCTCCGTAGGATGAATACCGGATTTTGCAGTTCAAATTGTTCTATTCTTCCGAATTCTCATTATCTTCAAATCCGATACGAAGTTCACCGACTTTATTTCCGTCTCCACCTTTGATGTTGACATTCTTATCGGCTTCCCATCCATTCCAGGCACCAAGAATCCGGGCCGCTTCTGTTTTGCCATTGAACTCATAGGTAACCTCTCCTCTCTTATTCTGTATCTTCTTCAATGCGTTACGGGCACGTTTGGGAAGTTGGGAAGGAGTTCTCATTTTTGTTTTCCCGGTTGCAGGGTCAACAAAATGAAGATCATCGGGATTGGCAAGTACTATATCCATTAATACCCTCTCAACAGTTTTCCTCTCTACTTCAGACTCTTTCGCTCTCTGCGCCTTAATCTCATTTATCCTTGTACTAACCTTGCTATTTGCTAATAGTCTACTCGCAGCGCTCCAAATTGTCTCTGGCTTCATGTTGGAAGTATTATAAGACATTCGATATGCTTCACTTGCATTACCTTCTGTATCAACGTAATATTTACAGAATTTCTCTTGCTTAAATGTTAATGGTTCCTCTCGCTTTCCCATATCAATTATTGTTTATTCCTATGAGAAAAAGAAGCTGCTCTCTATCTCTTAAAAGCTCATAGGTGGCAAGCAGTGTGCTGCCAGTTGTTAATATGTCATCGTACACTATTATTTTCTTTTCCTTTATCGGACGAAGAAGAAAGAATTCCGGATTCAATCTATCTTTAGTTAGGCACTGAATTGCATTCTCATAGAATGGTATTTTCACCGCCCCCGCAATTTTCGTACAGATAGAGGTTGAAAAATGAAAGCCCTCGTTGTGTCTCCGTCGCGGTGTGGTGACTATACACCATCCTTCATATCCCCCTACTATGAAGCGGTGGAGAAACTCACACGCTCTCTCTGCAAAGAATGATGCAAGTTCCTCCGACTGTTTAATTTCTGAAAAGCTGGTACCAGTCTTGGAACGGGTGAACTGGGAGATGTAATAGATATCACCCTTTTTATGAAGTGATACCTTTTCTTTCAGATCACATAACCGTTCCTGATGAGACCAGCTCTTATATTTCACCGCTTCCGGCTTATCCCAGTCATCAATACGACATATCTTTCCCTTTCCTTTCATCAAAGATCTTCTTTACTCCGTCCTCGACAGATGTGTAAGACAAAGGTACTAAATAGATATCCCGGTTCACCGACTGCTCTAAATTGTCAAAATCCCGTTTTTCATTAATTAGCTCAATTTCAAGCGGTTTGTAGTATCTTACTAAAGAAGCAAAATACATAGTAGTCACAGGTTGGACGTTACAAATATTGATAAGTTGCCGGTTACAGCCCACCGCATAAATAAGCCCTTCGACGACATCATCTATGTAAGTGAAGCACCGGATATTCTGACCACAGTTGTATAAAGACACGTTTTCCTTTTCTATCAGGAACCAGAGAAGAGTTCTTTTTCGCGGATTAGGTCCATATACATTATGCAGCCGGCACCCGGTCGCAGCCTTACAATAGATAGATGCATACTGTTCATCGAAATACTTGCTTATTCCATACATAGAAGTGGTATTCTCCGGATTAGCCGTTGATGAACTGGCATATATTAACTTCACATGATTTTGATTGCAAGCATCAGCTACTCGCATGAAAGTATCAATGTTATCCTTCCTGATTTGTTCCAGGTTTCCATTGAACACACTGGTTTGCGCCGCCAAATGGAACACACAATCAATCCCCCCATTCTTCAGGAGCTCGCATACTTTTGTGGCTTCAGTACCAGACTTTCGATCAACTCCTATGACTTCAACACCTCTTTTTGTCAATTCGCGGCAAAGGGCTTTACCTATAAAACCCTCACTGCCAGTTACAATCATTTTTCTCATCATCACAAAAAAATAAAGGTGTATCGAATAAACAATACACCAAAGGTTCAACATAAAAATAATTCATTCAAAAGAGTTAATTTATATCATGTTTATATACTATTTATGATTAATTTTGCACCACAAAAATGAAATATTATGAGCTTTGAAATACCAATAACACAGCACTTAGAATCCTTTTATGAACATTTACAGTCCAATGACAGAACTATTTTTTCTGCAAAGTTTGGTGATGGAAAAAGTTATTTCCTAAAAGAATTCAAGGAAAAATACAAAGATGATTATTACTTTATTACACTATACCCTGTAAACTATTCAGTTGCAGAAAATGCAGATATTTTTGAATATATAAAACGAGATATAATTATTCGTCTCGCAGAAGATGACATTCTATGCAACATTGACTTTGAAGCACTAGCTGATTCCATATTTAATATGGAAAATCTCATGGAAGTAGTGTCATTTCTTGTCTCTTTCCTACCCCATAGTGCCTTTATTCAAAAAATCATAGATAAAACCAAAGGAATCTTTGACAATTATCAAAAGAAAAAAGAAACATACAAAAGTTTCTTGGCTACTTTCACACATCAAAAAGGTGGTTTATATGAGTGTGATACATATACCAAAATGATAGAGCAAGCTCTACAGTATATCAACAGAAGCCAAAAGAAAAAAACATTATTAATAATTGAAGATCTAGACAGAATAGATCCAGCACATCTTTTCAGAATATTAAATGTACTAGGTGCACATCTTGATTTCTGTAATCAAAGGGATATCAAACCGAACAAATTCGGTTTTGACAATATTGTTACTGTCTTCGATTATGAAATCACATCACATTTGTTTCACCATTTTTATGGGAAAGAAGCCAATTATAATGGATATATCAACAAATTTATTACTCACTATCCTTTCTATTACTCAATAAACCAAATAGCTATAGATTATTTATATACATACATTGATAAAGAATGTAACATCCCTGCAAAAAGATTGAAAAAATTGAGACTATCTTGTTATGATATTGAAACTATTGGCAATAAAATAGATAAGCTATCAGTTCGTGACGTCAAACATATTTTAGATGACATAGAAAAACAAATTATCTGTGAAACAATTAATGCTAATCTTCTTATGAAATTCTACACACTAAATTCCGCAACAAAGTTTTTTGCAATATTAAAAAGAATGGACATCAACCTTTTTAATGTAATTCAGTCACTTACAAGTGAATTTACTACAATATCCGAGAGACTAAATCTTACAAGTTCTTTTACACTATGCAGTAAATATATCCAAAACACAGACAGCATAGCCATTGAAGGTTCAAACCATTATTTCTCAATTGAAAAAATAACAGATGATAAACTAACAATTACAGAATTAAAGTTCAACGAAAGTCTTAGTGGCAATAAAATAGAAATGAAAGTCATCGATAATATTATAACAAAAGGATTGAATATGGCTACTCAATACATTAAGTCCTAATCGTACTATTCTAACAGTATATTAACATTTATCCAATCACACTCTCTATTATTTTAATTCAATAATGATTATATTCGTGATTTTTATTATTTTTGCACTTCCTTATTTATGTAATATCAAACATTATAATTTATTACCCAATGGAACAAGAAAACTTTAACGAAAACAATCAAGATGATTTCGAACCGGACGATGCCTTTACTCAAATGTCTCCCGAACGAGACCCATTTGAAAGCGATGAAGACTATGAAGAACGTATGCAAAGTTTATACGGAGACGACTGGAATTCATAAACTAATTTAATTATTAACTCTCGACATTTTATCGAGAGTTAATAATTACCTGTTCTATTTCTTTATTACAACTGCCATAGTGCTAACAGTAGTTCCACTTTCTTTGAATTCACCGGCTTCAATTTCAAAAACTTCTCCATGAACTTTTTCCAACCATTTCCGGAACTCAACACATTTCTTTTCAGACGCGAATTTCCAATGCTGACTGGTAATAGCTGCAAGAATTCCACCTTCTTCCAAGTGTTCATACATAAGTCTTACATGGTCAATATCCTGATTACCGGAAAATGGAGGATTAGCAATAATTTTAGTGTAATGCCCTACGCTGTCTTTCGTAAAATCTTCATCAAGCAATATTATGTTATCAAGTGTATGAAGGAACTCCCTGTTTTCCGGCATCAGTTCATAGCATTCAACTGTTACTGACGGGCACGACCGATGAATCGCTTTTATCAGAGCACCACGTCCGGCACTTGGTTCAAGTACGGTATCTGTTTCGTGAATTCCACCGGCAAGCATTACCAGCCAGTCTGCAATATCAGCAGGTGTTTCAAAGAACTGAAAATCTTTTTGCAAATCGCATCGCTTACCTTCTTTCAAGATGGAGAACACACGTTCCGGATTAAAAGGAAATGTGAATCCCTGTATCTTACCTCCCTGCCATGAGCCGCCAGCTTCTTCTATCCATTTCTTTGCTTCAGCATAGGATTTCTTATTGAATTGTACTTTCGGAAGTTTAAGAACACTATCCTCAAGAGTACAATGCTTCAGTATCTCTTCCACATTCCATTTCTTACCTTCATCAGCCTGGCTCTTCCTTTCATCAACCGGAGCATCCGGCGCTAACAGTGAGGATATTTTCGTAATAACCATATTACTCGCATCCATAAAAGTATTAACACAGGAAAGCGCTTCCATAAGAAATTCAGTATCAACATATCCGGCAGCGTCATAAACATCTATGCCTTCAGTCATATCCGACAATTCATTGAGCTGGGCTACACTACCACGTAACGTTTTTATTAAAGTCTCTTTGTTGTTCATCATAACTTTTTTGTAAATAAATTCTTGTTGTATCTACACTACCATGACCAAGAAGGTCTGCTAATTGAATTACATCTTTGGTTTTCTTCAGGAACATTTTAGCAAAGAAGTGCCGGAAGGCGTGAGCGTGCATTTTTTTCGAATCGATACCACAATGTTTACCCCATACTTTCAGATGCTGTGAAAGACCTCTTTGAGTCAACGGCCCGAATCTCCCAACGGCAAGAGTACCGGACTTGCCTGTCTCCTTTATATAGTCCTTCACTTCCCTCTGCAATTGCTTTTGGAAAAAGAAACGCCGATACTTGTTCCCTTTCCCTTTCAAAACAACTTCGCCGGCCGCTATATCCTCCCACGTGAATTGCTGAAACTCCGAGAGCCGAGCTCCTGTAGTACCCAATACCTTAATGAAGAAATAGTAATCCTTGTTGAGTTTTGTTTTCAGATACTCCAGTAACCTATTATATTCCTCTTCTGTCGGCACATTGTTTACATCCAACTTGCGTTTCATTCTAGGTCGTTTCAGTTCAATAGGTTTCTTCACCCATTTGGAGAACTTCTCAATGGCTGTAATACGTAATCGAATGGTAGCTGGAGAAAGTTTTTCCTCTTCAAGGCTTTTTATAAATCGTCTGCAATTATCCATATTTAGTTCATTGGCGTATTCAAAATATTTTCTCAACGAGGTATAATAGACATCAATTGTGTGAGAGGAATAATCATTGTTATCAGTCAACCATATTATAAAATCATTAAGCAGTTTCTTATTCTTCTCTGAAATAACCTCAAGTTTCTCCAAAGGCTTTACAGTCTTTTCCCGTCGGCCATATCCGATTTTAAGATAAGACAATAAATCACAAACAGCCTCACACATAAACGAATGGCGCACCATAGCATCAGCATTTTTATGTTTATATTTATAATAACCACGACGATTGATTTCTTCGGAATTTTCAAGAAAATCAGTCACATATTTGATGTATTTCCCGATGCTATCATAGCTCCTACCCGTCGTATACAGGTAGGATATGTAATCTACCAATATTTGTTTTCGTTTATCATCCATTTTTTTGTTATGAGAGTTAATACTTCTTCCCGTGCATCTTTTCACGGAGTTCGTTATACTTCATTTTCTGCTCGATGTGCCAAAGCAGGTCTACATCTAAGTGCTTGGCAAGCCCGAAAATAGATAGTATCATATCATTCACGGCTGTAGAAAAATCAAATATTCCGTCATACCTAACAGGAAGTGTAGAGATGGAATAGATTGATTCGGTGAAAGTTTCGTCTTTACAGGCTTCTGCCATATCTTCAATACAGTCATCAATATCTCCGTTGGCAAGTTCAAGGTTTATTCCTCGAAGTCCTGTAAGATCAAGCAAGCGGATAACAGCATCAGCTAATTCTTCTTCGATTGAACCTTTAATGGTTTCGTTATATGCAACTTCGTAACCGCGCTCTTTGGGAATGTCAGAATCCAATCCTTGACAAATGCGGCTGTTAGCAATCTTCTTATTATACCGATCAACATTAGCACGCCTTCCTTTTCTATCTGCTTCCACAGCTTCCATCAGTTCAGAAATCACAAGGCAAAGAAAATGATTGTTACTTAGCTCTTGATCGTGAAACCCATGTTCACAAGCTGTTTTATATGCTTTGTCTCTTAATTCATTTAAATTCATTTTACTCATCCTTGTAATGCTTAAATATATCTATCCAATTCCTTTTCTAATAATTCTCCATCTATTTCAGGAAACAGCCTCAGAACTAAATCCAAAGATTTGCAATAATTGTTACTGTATTCTTCAGTATCCATTAATCGAAGTACCATAGAACAAAAGATACTTTTTGTGTCTTTTAATTCGCCTTTCATCAGCAATTTTGACAGTTCGATAATTTGACTAGTAGGATTATGAAAACTTCCGTTTATATATTGAAAAATTAGTCTTCCTTCAAATTGGCATATTTCACAATCTAGTTCACAATCAATGTACTCTATTTTACCATTTATGAATTCACAATAAACACATTCACTATTAGAAGCAAATAAAATTGCAAAATCATAGATATCATCACTATTACCTACAATTATTGAAGTAGATTCAAGAGTTTCCGAAACACCATTATTCCACTTTGCATCTTCAATAAGTTCCCTCACATATTCTTGAACTCTTGTGATGTTCTGCTCTATTAAATCTTTTTTACTCATAATTTCAATTCAATTAAGTTCGATTATTTTTTTGCAATATTCTCCCAAAAAACAGCACCTTCAGGAGTATTATAAAAAGGGAATGAAATAGCTAGAAACCGATGAAAGCAGCAATCAACATCTAACAAATTGTTCATCCGTTCTTCATTTGTCATTGAGAAGTCAGGACACTCAATATTAAATGTCTCATTTGCTCTTTCTGTATTATATTTCCATTGATTGAAAATACCTAGTCTTTCTAATTTTTTTATTTTTTCATTCCTCTTCATATTGATTGACTTTTAATGCTTTACATCTATAAAGGTAATCATTATTGACAAGTTTAACAAACAGAAACTCCGCCTTTTTAACGCCATTTTATTCAGTCTTTTTCTTCAGCAATTCAAGTACTTTTCTTTCCCCTTCTTTTAGTCCATCGACGTAGCCTTTTGCATGTTCACCGGCATTATATACTATAAAAGAGAGGATCAACAAAAACAGTCCGAGCGAACGATGCCAGTATGGAAGTTGGACTGTGAACGGCTTGATTGTTATAGAAAAGTGTCCTACATATAGCAGGAACACGAACAAAAGCACACATGCAATAATTGTTGTTTTCATATTACGTAAATAAATTAAGTTGAGTTGTAAACTCAGGTTTATAAATTCTAAATTTACGGTTAAAGAAAGTCTCAAAGGCTGTTACAATTTCAGAGATGGTATTATCAGTAATGCCTAACAACTTGTCATCGGCAACTATAAGGGACAAAGCCTTGTCAAGAGTCATCCTCTTCTCAATAAACAAGGAATATACCAAATATCTACGGGTATATTCCCCAGCCTTGAGTGACTCAACTTCTTCAGGAGTGGCCTTTCTCTTGTACAATACTTTATACCAATGTGTTTCAGCAGTACGAGCACGCTTTTGTCTCGGTAACAAGTCATAAAACACAGCTATTTCATTCTTCTTAATAGACTTGTGTTTTTTACGAACTCCATACATTACGTAGGGAATATCCCAATCTGGATGGGTTCTTCGATATTCAAGCTCTTTCTCCCGGTCAATAAGGTCTTGCTCAAAGTCTTGTTTCATTAACCATTCCTCGAACCAGGCAGCAAGTGCTTCTTCTCGATTATAATAATCTTTTCCATTTACACATATGGGAATCATAATAACTCTTTCTATTGCATTTCACGTTTAAATCTTTCCTCTAAATCAAAAATGGTTTCTCCACTATTACGCCGATAAGGTCTATCAGTATTTAACTGAAGTTCTTTCAACTTTTTCCAATACCATGGAAGATACAAATACATATTCTTCAACTCCTTCAAGTTCTTATTTCCACAACACCAGCAACTCACACGATCAAGTAGCTCATATAGCCTTACTCCATCCTCATGCCAAACAAAACCTTTTGTGTAACAATACTGGAGTGCATCTGCTTCAGTAATACCCCAATCACGAAGTGGTAAAACCCGATTAGGTCGATTTTCCTTTTCAAAGCGATGGGTCTCATCGGCAGCAATACCGACATAATCAATTCCGTCTTTTGTGTGAGCTTTCAATGCACGAAGTTTTTCACTCGTTCCCCACCGGCATGTTCCCCCACACCAACTATATCCCTTTTTATGAATAATATTGGTCCCTCTTTTCTTAACCGGCCTTTCAAACATTGTCCAAAGAAAAGGTTGCTCCGGATGCAGTTCGGTATATTTAATGCCAAGTTTTTTAAGAATTGGAAGAACAGCATCACGAGTGTTATAGATTGCCTGAAATTCCATACCTGTATCATAGAAAACGACTTCATCCAACTGATATCCTTTTTCTATTAGCATGAAAAGCATTGCCAAGGAATCCTTTCCAAAGCTGACTGAAGCATAATATTTCATACAAAAAATTTAATAGACAAATCACTTTTTCTTCTTTGCCCTCTGATTATTAATCTGTGACATACACATACGGCACCAGGAAGTCAACAAATGATATTCCTTACCTTTTCTCACCACTATACGATTGTAGAACCGGTTCAAGTAGAAGTAATTTCCGCAATGGGTACATCTTTTCATTTCACGTCCTGAATCATCTATAATCCGATTACGCGGCTTACGATGAATTAGAGTACAACTTTTACACTTCTCATCAGTTTCGCGGTGCCGCCGGCAATGTGATAAGGATTTTGCTCCACATTTAGCAAACACCTTACAATCTCTACGAGGTATTGATTGACACACATTCATGGCTTCCTTGCATTCAAGAATTTATTTACTACACGAGAAAGTACATCCTCATTCTCCGGCATCAGCCATTCTTTTGCAACGTTCCAAGCAATACTCATAGTAGGATTGAAGTTATCCTTCCTGACAGTGTGATGAGACAAACGTCCTTCAGTGGGCTTCAAACCCTTATCATGTAAGATACACAGTCCATTCTCGAAAAAAGCACAATACTCCTTACCAGCAACGGGCTGAATCATCGGAATAGCAATATTAATAACCCCTAAGAATATACCAGCAGCCCAGTTCGTCAGCGCTAACCTGTCGGCATAACCTGCATCAATAATTCGTTCAATATCATCAGGAGTACCTAAACATGGCGTATGACATTGTTGTTTACAAACACTGCATGAGCATTGTACAGGTACACGACCTGAAGCCCTCATTACCCTTTGTAATGAGATTTCTTTAGATAATTCTCTCATAGTAAATTATTTGAGATACTACAGATTAGTAAACATCGCCCCACAGTTTTATTGCAAGTTCGTATTTCTTTTGCAACTCATTCACTTCTTTTTTTGCATAAGTGAGAGTGTAAGAGTGGCTACGTGGATATTTGCCGGACTTCAATCCTTCATGATATTCTTTTGCTTGTTCCAACTTATGTTCGTAGAAATCTATACTTTCCGGCATGGACAAGTTTATCGTATTAGCCCTTTTTTCCCAATACTTCGCAACTCTTTCATGTTCGGCAGCCTTATCACTAAGCTCAACGCTTTTCCCCATGTTATTCCAGGCATCATCTATCATTTTGCGATGTCCTCGTTCGCTATGGTGTCCAACTTTGATAGGCTCACCCAAAGAAAGGAAATCACGATGCTTATTTGATTTCTGAAAATACTCATTACTTTTTTGTACAGCCGATGACGCCCATTCATGCCTGCGTTCCGCTCTTTGCTTAGCCCATTCTTGAACATTAAAGCCGTCAGCTCTAACGATGGAATAATAGTAAAACCCATCTTTTTCGAAGATTAGGTTAAATACTATACTTTCGTTCTCCTTACCATACTTGGTGGTAACTTCAATAGTTTCACCTTTTTCGTGCTTCTCATCACACTTTGCCAAAAATACATTTGGCGCAAATTTGTAATACGTGTTCATTTTTTTAATTAAATTGGTTTGACTTATATGAAATATGAGAAACCACAGCTACTTAGCCGTGGTTTCATCATTAAATAACTTTGGTTGACTGGGTTGAACCAAATCATCGAATAAACCAGGAACACGAGGTTGTAACGCCTTGTATTCTTCCTGAAAGAATTCTTCTTTGGTTCTCCCATGTTTTTTACCCTTTCGTGTATGTACATCGAAAGTGTAATCTGGGATAGGAATAGGGTAACGCCTGACATCATTTATCCACTTTTCTATATCAATATCCTTTCTATCATAGATGAAGTTTTGCAAATGATCCGCATCACGATTCTTTCTACATTCACAAAGGAGAATAACAGCTTTACTCACAAATATCCTCCCTTTGGGTTCAGTAGCAGTCTTGTTTACCAGCTCATGCCCCTGCCACAATGCTTCTATCTCTTTAGTAATGATTCCATAGCAATCTTCAGCACTAATGGTAAACAGACGCTTCCACACATAGTCGCGGTACCCACTCGCCCAAAGTTCCAATGCAAAAAAGCCGGCTACCCCGGTGTCGGCTCGCCTAATGGCTTTCTGCATTGCAGAACTCACCTCAAAGAAATCATATCCGCAAACTGTTCTTATAATCATAATTCTAATTTAATGGTTTGACTTTTAGTTTATTACATCAGTAAAATTAGCTAAAAAAGGCGAATATGACAAACAGAATGGACGCCATTTAAACGCCTTTTTTACAGACTATTAGAATTTGAATTTGCATGATATATTATATTGAACGAGCTGCTTTGTTTTGTCTTTCCCATTAGTGGTTGCACTCTTTAGCAAAATACTATCACCAAAATTCTTTTTGATAAAGAGGATAGATTTACGTTCCTCTTCCTGATTCCTTATAGAAGCAAGCCCACCAGCGTTTACAAAAGTGTTCTTTTGCTCAAAATTATACCGCAAATCGGTTAAAACTTTACGTTCTTTGTACTTCATGTAACAAGAAATCCAAAAATCTTCCTTCAAACGTATTTCCTCATTCCACCAAGTGTTTTTGTTATAGATTACTCCATAACTGCAACCGGTTATCATTTTCGAAAGAGAAAGAAAAGCGGATTCATCATACATTACCGGCGATATCCGAGCGGTGAAGCCAAACAGATGTACATCCATCATACTGGCCATCTCAAATAATGACTGAATGATATTGGTTATCTTATCTTTATCCTTTATCCGGCTAGGTTCTCCTTTTTCCACATAAATAGGTTTGCAGGCATGGACATCATCATCAAGCATGAAAAGTTCTCCAAAATGCTTTGCCATCCAGTTACGTTTCGGGATGAGGCCCATAACGTCGTCAGGATGAGTAACAATTTCACATTCCGGGTTAAATTGCTGATATAAGTCAGCTTGACTTTCAGCAACGCAAATGATAGGATCGTTCACCAACTTTTTAGCGAACACCCGGTCATGGCGTTTATGACTTGGTATTACTATCTTGCAGGGCATGGCGAACGTCTTTTATATCAATTACATTGGATTTACTTATTTTCCCGGTCTTGTACGACTTCATGTGCTGCATGTCCAGCCTTTCACGAAGCCAGTTGCTATCTACCTCATTACTTGAGGTGATGATAAACAACTCATGTTTTTCGTCATACTTTGGAATGAGAGGATAAATGGCTGTATCATCCGTGATGGCATCGAAGCGCTCTTTAAATTCATCCTCTTTCCTCTCCGGGGCAAATTCGATGCCCCAGTCTTGGAGTTCCGCCTTATTCCACTCGTTTTCCATAACGTCCAAATCATTCTCACCAAAATTGACATTATCTTTAGTGGCATATTCCCTCAACTTCTTAACGGGGGTATCAGGTGCCAGAATTTTACAAGGCAACTCTTTATAACCTAACTCCTTGCAAGCCCGCAAACGTAAATTACCACAAACAACAATATATCTGCCATCATTGTAGGGAAAAACTATAAGTTCTCGAAGCTCAAGCATCTCTGGCGAATCCTGAATGCTTTTCTTCATCGCTTCAAAGCGGTAATCACGAAAAAAACGTGGATTTTTCGGCAATCCCGTGAGCTGCCCCTTATTAAAATCAAGTAGGCAGACTTGAATAATCTCTGTCATAACTAACTATATTAAAATCAACAACACAAACAGTCAGTAACAACACCTAATCATTTTTTCTATCATCGAACTCTATCTTATCTTTGATAAGCTGTTCAATGTCCTCACAACCAAATCTTTTTAAATAGGCAACAAGGTAAATTATCATCTCGGCTGCCAATTCTTCATCTTCCGAATATTTAGGAAGATTATCACTCCTATATTTAGAAGCAATATCGAATTTTCTCCAAACGGCTTCAATTCTTATGCTAAACGCTTTTCTTGAGCTATGCTCATTCATCTTAAAGCGCTTCCTCATGATATTCAAGCATCTCTGGGCAAACCTATTCAATGTTATCATATCGATCGGGTTAAATTGTTAGACTATGAATAATCTCACACGATTCTATTAGGTTGGTCTCTGATGCGAAACCAATGAACATATTCTTTATCTATCAGCATACTAATTATTTATTTTGAGGGGTCTGTTGTATCTAAATATTTCCTGTACTCTAATTCTGTCTTAGCAAGATTGATTACGGTATTAACCCCTTGGAAAACTTGTTTTGCTTGGCTCACTTTACTAGGATCTTCTTTCACATCCTTTATTTGTTGAAGAACCAAATTTCTCAAATCTTGTAAAATGGTAGGGTTCACTGTAGACACCTTATTCAACCGTTCATTTGCCAACACGACAACTGTATTTGTTATTGGCCGGAAACGGTTCAACTTGGAAGCCAAATCAAACATACTAAACACTAACACTTTGCCATTATTCAAGTATATCTCAACTTCGGTACCATCATCACCGGTACCGTCACAGTAATTGAGAATTACTACTTCTTCATTCTGATAAAGGAACGGTTTATTAACCATTTCTTTCAATCTATCTATTGCTCCATCAATCATGATTCATTTTTTTTTGTTGCTTTATTAATCTGTCTACTCAAAGCTCCTTTTAGCTTGATGAGATACTGAACATCTTCCGGGTACCGGGCATACATTGAATTTTGGGTTTTCATTTGTTCAGAACGACTAATCATGTATAAGTTATCTATACAAATATTCTGCTTATTTCCATCTTTGAACTGAATATTGTACCCAGGAGGTATTTCACCATTATGCTCAATCCATACAAGCCGGTGTTTAAGCTCAAAGACATTCGGTTCAGCAGTTTTCACTTCAATGTAACCATCACGGGTTATACGTTCATATCCAACTTCTTTATGGTTCTTTGGGATACATCCCTTTTTGAAACGTGTAGCTTTCGTTTTTTCAATTTGAGCATCAGACATGTATTCCGTTTGCTTGCGTCCTTTATTCATTGGTTGGTGCCCTTTGGGGAAGAAACCCTTTGAGGAATGTTCAAATAAGAACTTTGCAGATTTTCTCAATTTTAGTTTGAAAGCCATACCAGCAACCGCACTTTCAGTTGAACCAAGCATCGAAGCTATTTCAAGATTGGTATGATCGGGATAAAGAGCTATTAGCTTTTGTCTTTTAACCGGACTCCAAACCCTCACGTCTGGCGAACGTTTTAATTTACGTATTAAGGCTTTTGCCTTCACAGCCTCAGGTGTTTTGTCCAGGCGACCAGCAAGCTCTTTTAAATTAGCAGTTGGATACTCGCTATCAAGTATAGCGAGTTGCTCATTAGTCCAAGTTCTCATAAGCATATCAAGAAAGAGAGGAAACCGTTAGGCTTCCTCTATATTATCGTTATTTAGCTCTTTCAGTCTTTCTTTGAGCTTCTTTTCTTTCTTATCATATGAATCCGCAAGTTTCTTAGAGAGCGCTTTGAAATCATCCGGATATTGTTCTGCAAAAAGGATTTTCTGACACTTCTGCAAATAGGAGTAGAAATTCACATTATTCGATGATAAGCATTCAGCAATAAAGGCTCTATACCATTGATGCCGGTCGGCTTGGTTGTTCTTGACATAATTTACAAAATCACTCTCACCATTCCATTTTTTCAAATTCAGTTTTTCAAGATAAGTACTGCTACAACCGCTAAGAACCAGCACATCAAAAACAAGTTGTTCATTTTCAGAGAATTCTTTTGTTCTCTGATAATATGTTTTCTCTTGCGCCCACTTACGCATTTCTTCAGCAGACTTCTCCTTGACTATATCCTTCGCTCTTTTTAATTGGGCGTTTATTTTTTCCCTTTCTATCTCTTTCAGATCAGCAACAGCGGCAGTACTAGAAACCAGTTCTTTCCTTGTGTAATAGAATCTTATATTAAATTCTGGATTATAATTACCAAAGAATGAGATACAGCGATAAACTTCACCTTCATCGAGCATTTTTAGTGTCCGTTCATCATCAGCACTATAATAACATAAGCACCTAAACACCTCTTCAGGATTAACAACTTCAAATCCAAGTTGCTTTACGGCTTCTAAAGCACTTTCATATTGTGCTTTTCTTTCATCACTCCAATAAGATTCTGCTTTTGCTACAATAACAGTTTTTCCGAATGAAAAAGGTTCACCGACTTTGACAAGATTCTCACTCTCAAGCAGAATCTTTCGGATTACATATGCTATCCGCTTTCTATAAAAACAGGTAGCATTGATACAGCGGGCATTCTTATTGTTCATCTCATAGAATAAACAACCATGATTGCAAGTATTAGATTCACATTGAGAGCACTGCTTAAATTCGCCATTTTCCCAATTGTCAGCGTCTTCTTTAATCCAATCCGCTTTATCTAGTTCTAAAAAGGAATTACTCACATAATCACGTATCATGGCTACCGTGCATTGCTCATCTTCTTCCTCATTGAACTCTTTTTGAGTTTCTTCGTCAAGTTTTGAAAGAATCATAGCACCGGATAATGGTATGTCTCCATTTCTTACACGTTCTTTCAGTTCTGGGATAAGACCGTTTAGCTTTATACGGTCAAAGACAAAACGAGTAGACTTTCCAAATTTAAGAGCAATATCTTCCAAAGTTCGTCCTTTTTCAGCCAACTGCGCAAAGGCAAAAGCTTCTTCGATGGGATCAACATCTTTTCTTTGAAGATTCTCGGTAATCATCGCTTCAAAAGCCTCATCGTCTGTCATTTCTCTGACAATGCAGGATATTGTCTGAAATTTCTCCGACTTTTTTCGATGGGCTTTGATTTTTGCAACATTCGCTTCATCTTCCTTTGCTCTCAAAAGTGACACAGCCCGAAAACGACGCTCACCGCAAACAATTTCATACGAACAGGGAATTGTCGTAACATCGCCAGTCTCTAAGTCAGTAACATCTTCGGATTTGGCTACCCTGACGGTGATAGGCTGCAATAAGCCTTGCTTTTCAATGTTGCTTGCAAGCTCTTCAAGAGCTGCTTTATCAAAAGTCTTTCTCGGATTCAAAGGAGAAGGACTGATAAGGTCAATTCTAATGTTTTGTACTTCCATAATTTAATTATATTGGTTTGACTTTTAATTCATTACATCAGTAAAGTTATCGTAAAATGACAAGTTATGCAAACAGAAACTTCGCCATTTTAACGCCATTTTCATGCGGGCTTATTACGTATTTGAATGAAGCCACGTTTTTCCGTTTCCCGAAGCAATTCCATATCTTCCTCACGGATATAACAATCCGTTTCACCATTAACAGTTGTGTGATTAGGAATACCAAAACGCTCCCGTATTCTTCTTTTCACTTCAGGAATATCTTCAAGTTTGATATGCCTAGTGTTCCAGTAAATTGTCACCTTCTGCTTCTTGTTTGCCATTTTCTCTTTTGTTTAGATAAGAGATTATTTCATTTGAGAGACTTAACGCTTTAGCAGCTTCTTCATCTCCTTGCTCAACTCTAAGTTTGAGTTCGTTCCGGTATTCTTCATACGACAAGCCATTTGTAAAACTCGTTTCCCCTGACAATTCAGCCTTATGAGTATTCCATGACTGATTATCAGCAACAGCACAACGTTCTTTGTTGTATTCACGAAGCCATCCCATAATGATAGAACCATCAATACGATTGTAATTTTCACCATATTTCATTTTCATTGCATTCTTGAAACACAGTTTAAAATCATCAGTTTTCATATAGGGATATTCTTCAATGATTAAATCTACTGTAGTAGCAACTTGGGTAGCAGACATTGTATTACTGACATTGAAAAACTCCAAGGCATCAGCTATCAATATGACCAGCACTGCTCTAGCCTGTGGTTCACCAAACTTTCTTATGATAGTGCCAATAGAAGGTTCATCACTTTGAAATACATCTTCAACCTTCTTTGGGCATAGAGCTTTGCAGTAGTTCTTCGGCGAGGTCCGTAAGACTGCTAACCGATTCTCTTCTTGCGGCCGCAGTATCAGTTCGTTTTCCATTGTAATTTCCTTCTAAAATTTTAGTAAAATTCGCAGACTTGAATATCCAGTCGAAATCGCACCGCCAATTCCGATCATTTTCTCCAAGTAAAAAAGGACTATCCAACACTTTTTGGAATACATCGGATATAGCTTGCTTCCCGTATTGAGCAACACGTGCTTTAATAGCTTTCTTTCGTTTTGCATCTACGGACTTTATAGCAGGAAGCTTACCTTTAAACGTAGAATTAAAATAATCCATTAGCCCACCCCAATCAATCTTTTCCTCGGGGAACAAAGAAAGCTCGTCTTTCTTTGATTCTCCTTTAGGAGAAGTTTCTTTCTTTTTTAAATGAGAATCATTATCATCTACATAATCATTATCATATTCATTATCATTATCGGGTTTTGTGGGTTCTTTTGGGTTTCCAAATAACCCAGTGGGTTTTGTGGGTTCTTTGGGTTCTTTTGGGTTTTCACTTTTCGGACGTCCCCCCTTAGAACCATTGCTCTTATTCCTTTCCACAATAGACATATACTTTTCAGTATCCCTGTCTATATCTATCTTTATAAAGTTGAAAGCAATATTTGCCATAGGTTTCAACCCCCGAAGATTTCCCGTTGTCGCATACTCAATTATGCTTTCGTAAATCTCCAGCCTGACATCATCCGGCAAATCCTTGATTGCTTCTCTCCACCCTTTATAAAAGATGAATGAATTTCTTTCCATATTTTAAGGGATTATACTCCGATTAGTAATAAAACTCACAGACCTTTTGCTTCCTTCAGTTTTTTCGCTTCTTCCTTGTAATGAGTAATCAGCTTTTCTAATTGAAAGTCACTAAATTGCTTAGTAACATTTTTCTTGGCTTCCAGGATCAGCACATTTCGTTCACCATACTTGGCAACTAGACGTCTGCGATAATCCTGAATATTTCCTTCCATGAAGCGGTTACAATGTGAACATTGAGCATTGCAGTTCATTTCATCAAAGCGAGTACTCATGTGTTGGCGGTTGATGTAATGACCGCAATCTGCTTTATTGAAAGGCTTTATTTTACCACATGAAATACACTGAAAATATCCATTAGGCATCGTATCACGATAACGGATGAATAAACTAAATATTCTGTCTAGTTTATCGACAAGATCAGGTTTCTTCTTGACCTTAACACCTTCTACCTCGAAAAGAGGCTTTTTCTTTTCTTTCTTCTTGTAATTTCTCCACATGATAATTAAAATACTACATTGGTTAATTGACGGCCACGACTCATTATACACCATTTTCCCTTTTCATGCTGTTCTATGCGTAACTCTTCAACACGCCCAAAACGCCGGAAATTCCCACTCAAATCAACAACCCAACCCTCTTTACCTTGGCAGGGACGAATAACACGACCGACCATTTGATAATAGAGGGAAAGGGATTTGGTTGGACGTGCAAGAACAATCGTATCAAGCTCCGGGTAATCGAATCCGGTTGTAAGTACTCCGACATTAGCAACAACTTTTATTCTTCCATCTTTAAAACCTTTCAGAATTCGTGCCCTTTCTTCCTTTGGAGTAGAACCGCTAACGATCGCACAATTAGGAATTTCGGAAGCCAGTTTTTCAGCTTCACGAATAAACCTCGTGAATATTAAAATACCTTTGCGTGGTATGCCCGATTTGGGGTTCAACAGACGTTTTGTCCATCCAACTATATCTTTGTATATGTCCACACGTTCAAACTCTTGCAGAAGACTTTTTTCATCGTAATCTGCACCAGTAGAATTAGTCCTGACTCTACTTAAATCCAACTTTGTAATATCATAGTATTTCAAACTTGCGAGAAATCCTTTAGCAAGTAGTTCACTCACCTGACAGTGATAAATAACATCAGTGAAAACCTTTGGCCGGGTACGAGTTATAAATTTAAGCATAGCACCACCTCTTCCTGAACATAATCTGTAAGGAGTCGCTGTCAGCCCAATAACTTTCCTTTGCTCATCTTCAAAGAATTCCTTATACATTCCTTTCTCCGGATTCACTAAATGACATTCATCAATCAGAACGTGCTTGAAATGTTTGAAGAAACTCATGTGTTTCATCACACTACCAATCATAGCAAACGTAATACGATTGATATCCTTTCTTCCGGCAGAAGCTGAATAAACTCCACAATCGAATATGCCGTATGATTGAAGTTTCGCAAAATTTTGTTCGAGTATTTCCTTGCTAGGCTGGAACACTATCAGCGGCCCGTCTATCCGTGCAGCTATATTGGCAATGACAAGGGACTTCCCGGCACCAGTGGGAAGAACTATCACGTAGTTTTTCTTTTCCTTGGATTTAAAAACGCTGACCGCTGCATCACTAGCACTTTTTTGGTAGTCTCTTAACTGGTATGTCATAATTTGATGTGATATTTATGAACTTTCAAATGACAGTCACCACAAAGGGTAACGAGACAATCAAGATGTTCAAGCTCATGACCAACGATTGATTTTCCGTTAACCCTGTATGTTTTGTGGTGAATCTCTAAATTAAAGTCTTTACCGCACATCTGGCATTTATGTCCGTCCCTAATACGAACTTTACGCTTGGCTTCTTCCCAATCTGGATTATTCACAAGCCGCTTCACATAGTTGGACTTCCTGCCTTTTTTGTGCTGCAATCTACTCATCGTCTTCCGGTTCTTCTTCAGGAAGTTTATCAGACAGGTCTTCTTCGAACTTGTCCCCATAATCTTCTGTATCATCAATAGGACGTTCTACTTCAGGATATTCAATACCAAACAAATCAAGCATCGCTTTTCTGTTTCGATCTTCCTGTGCCCAAAGAGAACGTTTGTCCCAATCAGGAATTTTTTCAGCTTTCACAAGCTTAAACTCACCGTTCACCCATGAATAATACAGGAAATATCCATCAAGAGCAAACCGGATCGTATTCTTACTTGAAAGATGATACTCCCTCGTCCCCTTTTTGACCTCGGCAGCCAGGTCTTTAATTTCAGTCTTAATAGAAGCTAACCTGTCTTGTGCATCACTCTTAATTTTCTTCGCACGTTCAATGGCTTCCAACAGTTCACGTTCGCGTTTGGGGACCTCATTCTCTTGCTTGATGCAATACTCTTCACGAATTTCGGAAATTTCAAATTCATCCAGTAAACGTTGTGTCACCTCACTTTCAGGGAATGTAGCATTGAAATGCTCATTCACCAACTTTATCAATTCATCTACATTCGTAGAACCCTGAAATAAAACAGGGGGAAATTTTTCCCGAATAGAATCGGGAACTACAAACTCGATTGTCTCGGGTTCGTAGTTTCTCAAATTTGCAATCATAAATTATAAAAGGATTAATTAGTACCGGTTTTGGTACTCATGAATAAAATCTAAGTAATGCTGGTCTTCAGGCAACGGAAGTGTAATACCAAACTCGGTGACCGCATCTATTTTCACGCTTTCCATGAAATTATGCATCTCTAAAGTATTAAGTTTACTTGTTCCTCGCACAATAGTTTCCACCTTACCATTCACATGAACCTGTTTCACAAGAAACTTCTTACAATACAAGTCATGTATATCCTGAACTCCAGCAGCAGTGCTCCAATACTCTTCACCTGTGTATTCACGCAAACAGGCACCAATACACTGAAACCATTTCCACATGAGAGCATTTTGATTTAATGTTCTCGGCTGTGTTTTTTTCTTAATGGTTACAGTGTATTCTCCATTACGAAGTGTGCTGCACATGAACTCGAAAGACTTATCCATTTGGATTTTGCCATCTTTCTTCGTCAATGTTGCTTCCATAACCTATCAGAATGGCAAATCGTCCTTAGTCGGTGGTGGCGGTGGCGGGCACTCATTCACCGCACTTCGAGTCTGATTATTGGTGTGTTCCGGAAGAGGTGGCGGTGGTGGCGCTTGTTGAGGCTTAACAGAAAGCATCTCCATATTATCAACAAAAAGTTCTGTAATATACCGTTTAATTCCTCTGCTATCATCATAACTCCGAGTTCTTATCTTTCCTTCCAGATACAACTTGTCTCCCTTATGGACATACTTCTCAACAACATCGGCAAGACCACGCCAAACAACAATATTATGCCATTCAGTTCTTTCAGGAACCTGTGTTCCATTGGCAAGGGTATAACCTTTTTCAGTGGTGGCAAAGGAGAAAGTGGCCACTTTAGAACCAGCTTCCAAAATTCTAATATCGGGGTCTTTGCCAACATGCCCGATAAGCATCAATTTATTTAAACTCATGATTTATCCTCCCTTATTGTTACACGGATACTATCAGCTTTAGGAACTGTTTTGATATACTTAGAATATAATTCCGGATAGTCAGCCTGAAACTTTTTAGTATCAAAATTGTCACTCGTAGAAGCGGGTGTATAACTAACTCGCAATCTTCCGGCATCCCATGACTTGACACCATTCTCACGCATAGCAGTTTTCAATTTTGCCTTATAATCTTTCTGAATCTTGGTTAGATCTGCAAGTTCTTCCTCAATCCCGATTATAGTATTTACAAGCTGCATTGGAATAAGTAACTTGTCATCATCAGGGGCAGGAACGGGAAGATTGGATAGATATTGCTCACCCTTCTTCTCGCATTCCATTAACTTCTTGACTTCTTTATCAGACTTACGACTAATTTCAACAAATTCATGTTTATTACCACGCAACCAAGTGCTAAACAATTTATCAACTTTGAGTAATGGATTTTGAAGTTCAAAGAAATAAGCATAGATTGACAACTGCCAACTTAAATACTCCTTATCAAGATGAAGGGTAGTTTTGATGTCAACAAGACTAATTCTACCGGCTTTCTCCCAAACACAATCTATATTCGATGCAAAGTATTCGTTATCAGAAACGGTATATTCATTGGCAAGCGCCTTATATCCGGCATTTACCCTCATTCTGATATAATTCTCTGCTTCAATACTTTCAGGAGGTAAGCCTGTTACATCAGCAAACTGGCATTGAGCATGAATAAGGCTACCCTTCTCTGCAGCTCTCTTCAATACAAAATCGGGGACATCTTTATATTTGTCAGGGAACAACTGCCGGCTAATCATACCGGTTATACCTTGCAACTGTTTTTCACCGAGCATATAAGTGTGGTTTTCCTCATTGAAAACCACACTGGATTTCACTAATTCTATCATTATTATCAATTTCTAGGAGGATACGTTTTCTGCATGTCAATAGTTATGTTTCTGAACTCCTTATTATTGTGAAGTTCGGGATGTTCAGCCCAAACTCTCTCAAGCTCTTCGCGGCTTTTAACACCAGTCATTTGTTTAATTGCACGATCCAGGTCTACACCAGTATATACTTTGCCCGAAGCGTTTGAAGCAGAAACATTGGGAGCATATACTTTTTCCTTTGTATTACCATAAGCAAAACGAACGCGGTTTTTATTGTCCACAATAACAAGTAAAATAATCTCCTTTTGCTCGTTATAACCAATCTCTTTTACACTGAATTTGGTGTATAGAGCAGGAGAACCTGTTTTGCTCTGATATATTTCATTTTTCTCAAGTGGAATCCAAATGAAAGGACCCGTATAAAGTTCACGCCCAATTCCCCAGTTAAATCCTGCACGTTTAAAGGCGTCCGAAGCCTGCCCTTTCTCTTTTTCTGTGCTAGATTCTGTCCCAACATCCTGTTTACTCACCCATTCCTTCTTTTCATTATCCCAAATGGACAACGTACAGAATAGATTCCCATTAACGACATCATGGTGCCGTTTCCAGTTCATTTCTCCGAACACTTCATCAAGTATTCTCATGTCTACTCGAGCATCCTTGTATAATAGCAAGGAGCAGCCCGAACCGTCCGGTTTCATAGTACCAACCCTACATTCAATTTCAGAAGCTAGAAGCGGTCTGATAGAGTTTTTTTTCTTCTCTTCATTCTGAACCGTTGATACAGTGTTTTTTCTCGCTGTCATAATTCTAATTTAATGGTTTGACTTTTAGTTTATTACATCAGTAAAGGTAATCGTTATTGACAAGTTTAGCAAACAGAAACTTCGCCTTTTTAACGCCATTTTCAGGTAGTAAAAACTGCCTGTACAATATCGTACAGGCAAAAAAATAAGAATAATCCAATGTACCTTATGGAACGGCTACGCTTGAAGGGTGTACGGCTCCCTGATTTATACATAATGTAAATGCTAGTGGACGGAACCGGAGTCGAACCGGTCTCACGGAATATTGGTGCACCTCACCGCAGTTTCAACCAACGATATACATATCCGCCCGATTAATTAAAAAGGTGCACTATCTTCACAGACCATACACCCCAATCACAAACACAAAACAAAACTCATGAACTACTATAATTTAATTAGGATCAGAAGGGTGAATGGCGTGGGGATCGAACCCACATCACGCATATCTGCGTATGCTGCCAATTACACCAGCCATCCGTTTAAAGTGAACTATTCTCACGAACCATTCACTTAGAACACAAACACAAAATAAAACACGACATTAACTATAAAATAGCACTCTCACGAGCTTCTTGCTTCCGGATAGCCGTTCAAAGCACACCGGAATGGTATAGAACAATTAAAACTCAAATAACAGGGGCTTTAACCCTACAGCGTCCTTTTCGCTGGCAACATTAGTTAAACATAAAAAGAAAAATTCTCTGTGAAGGAACCCGGACTCGAACCGGGATGATAGATTACCTATGTATGACTTTCTTCAATCTATCTGCATACTTGCGTCTACCAATTCCGCCATTCCTTCAGTTCGTAGCCAGACGATTCTGGCTACATTGATTGTATATATAATGCAAATATATTTTCACCCTCACGGGTTACTTAACTCTGATTGAGTTGAGCCGGGAAACGGATTCGAACCGCTGACCTCATGTGGAAACATGCGCTCTAACCAACTGGGCTATCCCGGCAGATGCCCGGAGAACCGGGCTAATTGGCAAATACTAAAATTAAGCAATGTTGACCTTCACAGGCTATTTTTATTTTGTTTCTTATCTTCATAGATAAATCTAGTAACCAATAGTACAACGACTACGAAGAATATGATATATGACCAAGCGATATCACTTCTTGTAGCTTCGATTCCCCCACCTATATACATAGCTACCAATAAGGCAACCACTGTAAAAATGTTATGAACGATTTTCAATGTTTTCATTTCTTCCGTTTTTTACGTTTGACTTTCTTAGCGCATCGGCAATGAAGTAATACCTGAGCAGCATTACAGTGCCATTTACCATTTTGAGCATTTACAGGCTTATCACTTTCAATCTTACCCGCTTCTATAAGATTCATCAATTTCTTTTCCCCACCCACATAATATGCAGACTTATCTTTTCCGAATGTCTCTGTAGAAAACAGACGGAGAATATTATCTAGCAATATTTCAGCCATTTCACCTCTAATCATCTCAACAAACAAGGTAGTTACGCAATTCTAGTTACTATAAACTGCATATTTTTTACGTCTGACTTTGTTTTCCAAACCATTCCTTCAGCTTTTTCTTTATAAAGCCGAGCATTTAAAGTGTAAGTAACAGACGTTTTTTGAATGATAGGAAATACTTCTATTGCACCAACGTCCATGTTTCGCAAAACATTGATTATACTGCGTCTTTCTATTTCTTTTTCCATACTGATTAATTTTAAAATAAAAGCTCCCCCGAACCAATTCGATAGGCAGCATCACGCTTTATTCGGAGGATTTACTTAACTTTGGGGTGTAAAATCAAAAATTAAGTGAAGAAATTCATTCATTATCTCTCTTTTTATCTCGATTAAACCCGACTTTACAATCTGCATAATCCCCAAAAGCTTTCTGTATCATAGCAGGAAGCTTTTCGGCTACTATTTTAGCTGATTTTATCGGCATATTCTCTACATGCAATGAGAATGTGGCATCTTCCAAATTCTCATTGCTATCGTTTTTAATTGTTACTTGAATCATGTGATTATTAATTAGTTAATAATTTTCCCGTTCCAAGATTATTCGCTAATAAAAAAGGAACGGGGGATTTTCTTATTTTTGAAGTGTCAAATCAAAAAACAAGAAAAATATGAATAATGAAGAAAAAGTAGTTTCATACTACAAAGAAACTTTAGAGAAAAAAATCGAATGGACTTTCAGACTCCAAAGCACTCTGTTGACTGTTGCATCTGCTACTTTTGCTGTACTTGTTTCTTTAAGCAATCTTTCAACCAACAACGCTTGCAGTCGAATTTTACTATTGGTGGTAATATGTTCAAACGCACTATCCATCCTTTTTTCGTGTATAACCATATACGAGAATCGAGCAATGAGCAACGTGATGATACGCAACGCTCAAAAACGGGTAGAAGAATATATCCTCTATAGCTTATACAATTCCAAAATGACCGTAACGCCAGCCGTACCACGCAATAAAATCTTCGCAATTTGTGAGTCAATTTCCTACATTTCATTTCTATTCTTTATTATTAGTTTAACAGCCTATGCAATTTATAAGATATACACGCAGTTGTAACGTCAATTAAACACTGAAGTGATGAACGGATTCGAACCGCCGACCTCATGTAGAAACATGCGCTCTAACCAACTAAGCTACATCACCTTTATATACATAAAGCAAATACCTCGATTTGCCGACAAACGTCTAACTGATTTAGTTTTACAACGATACGGCTTGACCATTAACCACAGCATTATATCGTTGAGAAGCCCGCCTACGTCAGTAATCCCTTTCGGCATGTGTCGGCTTCCAAAACACCATTTTACCAATATGTCAAAGAACTCTTCTCTGTTGTTCCCAGTCTCCCTTCAAGGGCAGGCTCAAAGACCGGACTGGGTACCGGATAACCGGCGGTTTGGTTTGACTTTAGTGAGGGTTAGAGAATACTTTGGTTGTTCTTCAAAACTATGTCCATTAAGTTTCGTTGCGATTCAATAAATTTCTTCAAATCATCACATTGGGAAACTTTCTCTCTATAAAATCCACGTTCTGATTCTAAATCTCGTTTGAGTTTTTCATTTTCACCTCTCAAAGAGCTGATCAACGCGTCTCGTTCTTCAATCACAGCTTCATATTTGTCTCGCTGTATTTCTAGTTCGGTTCTTTTATCCATTGTTGTATAATTTGATTAATCTCCGACGTAATGTGCACCGTAATGAGTACTATTTGGGTTGTAGTAAGCGGAAGCGGGAATATTAAGGTTATTATATTCCTTGCTAAGTGTAGCTTTGGCAGTCTTGCTCATAGCTTCATGTCTTTCAGCTAAAAATTTATCAGTTCTTGATTTCACTGCTTCCGGTGAGAAACTTTCTTGGAGTTTTGCGAAGCTCCATGCAGATTTTAAACACTCTGAAAATGTTTTTCCACCCTTCTTGTAATTGCGGTGTGCAGACTTCATTATTTGTGATAAATTGTAGCTCATAATCGTTATTTTTTAATTGGTTTTATCAATCAATTTTTGTATGTTTGTATGATTGATTGATTTATGACGCAAATATATCCTCAAATGTGGATATTTAAAAATTTAAAACCTATTTTATATCCCCATTTGTGGATATTTAACTTTTGATTGATTATGATAAACAGAATTAAAGAAGTAATAACCTATTCAGGGCTATCAGAGAGGGGATTTGCTATTAAGTGTGGATTAAAGCCCACAACTATTAATAATCAACTGATAGGAAAAAGAGAAATTAGCCTTGCAACAATAATAGCAATTTCATCCTCATTTGAGGAAATTTCCGCTGAATGGCTGTTAAGAGGAAAAGGCTCCATGCTTCTTCAAAAAGAAGAAACAGAACCAGGAATGGAGAAATTGAAAAGTATAGTATATACCATAGCCAATTTGCAGGATGAAATCAATGAAAAGACAGTGCTTACCCAACGGCTTTTGGAAGAAAACCAAAAATTAAAGGGTGAACTGGCTATGTTGAAAAATGAACGAAATGTAGGATAAGCATGACCAAAGAACGATTAATTGAAAAGAAAATATATCTAGAACGTAGAAAAGCTCAAAAACGAAATAAACGAGAATCTGCTGCGAAAGGTGTCTTTCCAAGAATGAATATATTTGTATTTACAAGCTTGATTATATTCCTCAAAAAAAGGGATTTATTTCAAAAGAGTATATCAATAAATCAATTATTGTTCCAAGACATTTTTCATTTGAAGACAACAGTGATGACAGCATTACTTTTTTTAAAATCATGTTATCTTCCTATTTGTTAAGTGATGATTCTATTCTAATTGATTTCTCTGATTGTGAATATATTGACATCCCCAATGCAATGTTCCTTGATATTATTATCAAAGAGCTTAACTTTATTAAATACTCATACAATCTAAAATTCTACAACTGTGTAAAAAAAGTCATTAGATATAAAGAATCAAAATACACTAAAACAAATAAATGCCTTTATGTCTTCAAACTTATAAAAGAAGTAAAAGAAGCCAATAAAGGAGAAGGTTTCTTGTATTTAGGCTTAAAAAAAGGATGGGCAAAAAGAACATCCTATAAAGAAAATAATAAAGGAGCTATATGCAAAGAAGTTAGAGGATTCATAAACTCATCATTAAGAGAATCAAATGCTGTCTTAAATGTAACTGGAGAGAACATAATAGATAAACTATTATCTGAAATCTTTAATAATGCAGAAGATCACAGTATACATAATGAATGGTATGTAAACGGAGTATCATATAAAGAAATTGTCAATGGTGAACCAATAATAGAGTTAAATCTCGGAATCCTCAATTTAGGTTTTTCCATTTCAGAAGGATTCTTTCAAACAAAAGAAAAAAATAAAGAAATGATAGAAGACACAGAGAAGTGGTACGTAAAGCATCATGAACTTATGAAAAAAACAATAATATATGCTTTGCCAAAGAGGATTTATATACTTTATATTGTTTACAAGAAGGTATTAGTCGATTAAAATATGAAGATGAAAGTAGAGGGAGAGGTACTATGAATTTTCTAAGGGCTTTCATTACTTTAGGAGCTTTTGGAAAAAAGAATCCCCAATACAAACCTCATTTAAATATTATTTCAGGAAGAACTATAATAAACTGTGATAATGAAAGAGGACCATATAAAAAAGATAAATCATTTTTTTTATCTTTGAATCAAGAAAATGATATTAGTATTTTGCCTGATCAAAAATATTTAAAACATATTTACCAGTATTTTCCTGGAACGTTTTTGGAAGTCAAAATCTATCTAAATAAAACATACTTTAAGGAAGTATTACCCCAATAAATATAACAATAATGAAGACTATTAAACTTACAGCTGAACATAGAGGTACAAATAGTACCACTTTTACAGGACGACCACAAGGTAAATCTGTGAGAGGAAGTTTGAATTTGGATCAAGAGGATAAGGACCAAGAAGAAGTTAATATTGAAATACCCAAAGATACAACTTCTTTTAATCCCTCATTTTATCTTGGTTTATTTTATGACAGTATATTAGCACTTAAAGGAGTTGATAACTTTAAAGAGAAATATCATATAATTTATGCTGATAACGACCAAGAGCTGGTGAACTTATTGAAAGAAGATATTGAAGATTGTGAAAGACAAGCTTCAAATGAATACTTTAGAAAAATAAATAAAACAAAATGAAAGAGACTTGTTCATACGTACTATTCAATTACGATTCAATAAACAATGAAACGTTAATCTTTCCTACTATAAAAGGTAATGCTGTTGAAACTAGTGAATTACCTTTTTGGAATAAATATGATCAATATTTAGCTAAAGATTCCTATGCAAATCTCATTGCAACAGTCACTTTAATTATAACGCTTATTACTTTCATTATTCAAACACATTACTCAAATCGTTCTCAAAAGAAAACTGTCAAAGAGAACTGGTATTTAACTGTAATTGTACAACCAAACTTGATAAATATCGACAATTTCTACAAAGAAATATCTGATAAATTACAAAATGAAATTGAAAAACTAAAAAGGAGTAATAGCAGAAACATTATTTTAGAAAAAGCTAAATCAAACAGAAAACTCCAAAATATAAAAAATACCTTCTTCATTTATTTTGTTACTTTAATACAATCATATAACTCTTCATTAGCTAACGAAGTTGATGCTATCTTAAATAAATTGCAAGACAACAGTGTTACATGGATTGATCAGTACAATAACATCTCAATTGATAATTGCAAAAGAAAAATATATGAAAACAAATCCCAACTAATGGGAATATTATACCAAGATATATCCCAAAACAAAAAGAATATACAAACATAAAGGGATAGGAGCATCCTCTAATGAAAATGCGCAAAATGAGTCTGTAAGCAGAATAAAGGTCTCCTTACCCATGCTTTTACCAAACAAGGAAGTTTAAAATTATTAAGATAATTTTCCTTCTTTGATATATTTATATGTATAATCAGCCACATGAATAAAAGAACTGGTTCCATTCACTTTTGTGACATAACCAATGCAGCGTTCTCTTAAAGCTTGATCCTTTTTAAGTTCTCTACGAACTTTACGCACTCTCATCCATTTTTGGATGCTTCTAAAAAACATTTTCATAAACGCACTATTTTAGTTTGACAATGCGCAAATATAATATTTAAAGTAATATAAAATATGAAATATAGAAATCTTGATAGTACATAAAACATCAAATGGTCGAATTATGGTCGAACCATAAAAAAAAGCAGGACTATATAATTGATATACAGAATATACAACTAGATTTCCAAAAATGTGTCTAGTTTAGTTTTTGTGTTAAATAGCTCCCTCGTCAGCGGACGAACTAGGGAGCTATTTTTATATTATAAGAATATTATTGCACAAAATATTCATAATTTCCATAACTTTGCAACAATAAAATCTCACATAAATGGAATTTAACGTAGAGGAATTAAAAAGTGCACTTATTGAGAAGTGCAAAAGTGAAGGTATCTTGTATGCAATGGTAGCAGTAGATAGGCGAACCAAAGAGATCATTCTTCCTGATACTTTGCAAGGAGCCTTGAAGCACCCGGAGTACTTTGTATGTACTTGTAAAAAAGTAGAAGATAAATACATCGTGGAGGAGATTACAAAAGTGTAA